AGATCAGCGGTGGCGAGTGGGTGACGATCAGCACCGTCGTGCTGGGAATGTTCCGGGCAGGCGACGCGTTTGTGAACTGGGTCAACAACCGGCGCGGAGACAAAGATGGAAGCTCCTGAAGAAGTGTTCCCGCCCATCGGCGCGCTGATACCTGACACGGCTGTGCTGGACTCGCTGAGTGACCATGACGGCAGGTTGATCATGGACTTGGTGTCTAACATTCGCCCTGCTGCCGAGGTCTTGAAAGCATATGGCATCACGCCTTCGGAGTTTGCGGCCAAGGCCAAGAACGAGATGTTTGCGTCGGCGTACCGCGAAGCCCAGAAGCTGTGGAAGTCGGACATGAACATCAACCAGCGTATCCGCCTGAAAGCGGCATACTGCTTGGAAGACTCGATACCGAACCTGTACAAGATCGTCACGGCGCAGGGTATAGGCGTGAACGCCAAGCTGGAGGCGATAGAGAAGCTGATCAAAATTTCCACGGTCTCGAACGTGCCGAAGGAAGGCGCACAGCGCGAGATGCACAACATCACCATCAACATCGGCGGCGACAAACCGCCGATCAAAATCGTAGCGGAGTCGCATAATGAACGAGCAGTCCTCACAACTGGCCCCTGATGAATTTCCCAACGGCGCAGCCCGCCATGGGAAGGTGTACGTCATGGAGACGGCACCCGAAATCATGAACGATGACGGCACGCACCAGCGTATCGTCGTCATGTCCGAGCAGTCATGGGTCGAGTTCGGCACCCAGCTGGAGACTCTGCGCCGCGTAGCGAAAGCGCAGGACGAGAAGATCAAAGAATTGCTGGGCACTGTCGCTGCGCGCGACATACTGAATGCTCAGGCGATGGATCGGCTGAACGCCCTTCGGGACGTGCGGCGGAAAGAGAAGCGGGCAGAGATCGAAGGCGATCTTGTGCTGCCCGGTAGCGAAGCGTTTCTATCAACCCAAAGGAATTGATCATGACCCACATACTCCCAACCCTCCGTACCGTCATGGGGAACATTCTCCAGAACCGTGACAGCATCAAGGCGACCATCGCCGCCACCGAGGCGCGCGGTACCACCGTCAACCCCGACGTGCAGGACGCGATTGACATGCTCGTCAAGACCTTCGGTCCGGACGTGCAGAAAATCGGCGAACTGATCGGCGCGCAGTTGCAGGTCAAGCAGCTGAAAAAAACCCACGAAGAAGTGCTGGCGTTGCTTGCGGGCCTTCAGGTCGTCATGAGCAAGGAAGAACTCATGAATGAGGCAGCAGCGCAGCACGCAGCCAACGCGGAAACCGACTCCCCTCTTTTTGTCGCCGTTGGAACTGGCGGAGTTTCAGCGGCTGACGAGGCCGCACATGAAGAAGTTGCCGCCCCCGCTCAGGAAGCAGGTCACGCAAGCGTTCTCGAAGCGGCGAATGAGTAAGGCCTTTCACGCAGTCTTGGTCACGCACTACCAATGAGTGATCTTGACTACACCGCACCGCCGACCCTCGCACGGTTCATGCGCTCAGACAAGCGTATCCGGATCGTGCGAGGGCCTGTGGGTTCGGGAAAGTCGTCTGCCATGGTCATGGAGTTGCTCAGGCGTGCGCTTGAGCAAGCTCCTGATATCAAGGACGGAATCCGCCGCACGCGCTTCGTGATCGTGCGCAACACCATGCCGCAGCTGAAAACTACGAGCATGAAGACCATCAATGAACTGCTGCGCGGCGTCGCCCAATACAGAGCGCAGGATCACAGTTTCGATATCAAGTTCGGCGACGTGGAGTCCGAATGGATAATGCTGCCGCTCGACACGCCGGAAAACGTCCAAAGGCTTTTGTCCCTCGATTTGACGGCAGGCTGGCTCTCCGAGCTAAGAGAATTACCGCCACAAATTCTGCTGGACGTGTTGTCGCGGTGTGGGCGGTATCCGTCGATGATGAACGGCGGGCCGTCGTGGTACGGAGTGATCGGGGAGACGAACTCGTTTTCCGAAGATAGCCCATGGAACAAAATCCTCGAAGAGAAAGACCTCATGGGCAAACCGCTGCCGCCCACGTGGGACTACTTCGTGCAGCCGGGCGCGCGGGACGCGTTCGCTGAGAACAAAGAGAATCTGGTACCGGGGTACTACGAGGACCTGATCGAGTCGAACTCGCCCGAGTGGGTCGAGCAGTACATTGACAACAAAATCACGCCGTCGCTGTCAGGCGAAGCAGTGTTCAGGGCCAGCTTCAAGTCGAATTTTCACGTGGCCCAGAATGACCTGATGCCGATCCCGGGCACGATGCTGATCATCGGCATGGATTTTGGTCGTAACCCCGCTGCTGTGATCACCCAGACCGATCCGCGCGGGCGGCTGGTGGTGCTGGAAGAACTCGTCGAGGCGGGCATGGGTGTCGAGCAGTTTGTCCTCACGAAGTTGCGGCCATGCTTGTCCCAGCCCAAGTACGCGCGCTTGCCAGCAGGAATCTGCGGAGACCCTTCGGGTGTGGCCAAAGGCCAGATCGGCGAGGAGTCCGTGTTCAACATGCTCAAGCGGCTTGGCCTGAGCGCCCAGCCCGCGCAGACCAACAGCATAGAACCGCGTCTGCGCGCCGTGGAGAAGTGGTTGCTGCAACAGAGGGACGGTGGCCCCGCCCTGCTGATCAGCCCGTCCTGCTTCACCCTGATTCGTGCCATGCAGTCTCGGTACCGGTACGCGCGCACAAAGGGCGGTATCTTGCAGCCGATTCCCGACAAGGGCCATCCGTGGTCGGATATCGCCGACGCTTTGCAGTACGCCGTGCTAGGACATAGTGGCACAGTATTGGGGAGACTGGTCAAGATTAGGCGCGACCACAACCAGACCCGCAAAGTATCGAGTACCGCTTGGACTTGACAGATGATTTGACGTAATCTACCACCAAACTGTTGCGACGAGAGAGACCACCAATGGGCGCGATTCCTACAGGCATGAGTTCCCCCGGCGTTGGAGTCGGCGGCAGTACCCCGATGCCGTTTGCCAATGCCAATCTAGGCACTTCGGCCCGCGCGGCGTCCCCAGTTCCGGGTTTGTTTGCAGGCTCTGCCCCGGCCATGTCCAAGAAACGGGACAAGACCGTCGATCCGATGAAGCATCAGGGCCGTGGACTGCTGCGCGTGGTGGGCAACGACGAACTCAATGCCGCCGAGCGCAACTCGCGCGACCTGTCCAAGATCGAACCCGAGCAGGCCACCGAGCTTGCCAACTACATCCGCCAGCGCTTCGAGAAAGCCGTCCGTCATCGCCGCGTGATCTCCGTGGACGACGAACTGATTCGCGACATGCGCGCCTATAACGGGCAGTACGATCCCGGCAAGTTGCAGGAGATCGAGGCGTTCGGCGGTTCCGCAGTATATTCGCGGCTCATGTCGATGAAGTGTCGCGGCGCGACCGCGCTGCTGCGGAACGTCTACATGAACTCAGACCGTCCGTGGACCCTCGAACCGACTGCGGACCCGGAAATTCCTGAGTCAATCGACAAGCACATCGTGACCTTGGTCCACCAAGAAGTTCTCGCGATGAACCAGCAAGGCAAAGTGGTATCGCAAGCCGATATCCATGACCGTCTGGAGAATCTGTACGACGCCACGAAACTGGCCGAGCGGCGCAAGGCCGAGGAAGAGGCCAAGAAAGCCCAGATGAAGGTGGACGATATCCTTGAGGAAGGTGAGTTCTACCAAGCGCTGAGCGAGTTTTTGGCCGACCTTCCCGTGTACAAGTACGCGGTCATCAAGGGGCCGGTCACGCGCCGCACGACCCGGTTGAAGTGGGACAACAAGCGCAAGATGCACGCGCACGAAGAGGCCAAATTCTTCTGGTCGCGCGTGTCGCCGTGGGATATCTGGTTCTCGCCGGGCGCGACGCAGATCGAGAACACCGAAGTGTTCGAGCGCCAGCGCATGAGCGTCATGGACCTGTACAACCTGCAAGGGCTGCCCGGGTACCGCGACGAGGACATTCGCGCGATCATCCAAGCCTACGAAGGTCGTGGCTTCAAGGAATGGATTCAGATTTTCGACTATGAGCGTGCGCAGATGGAAGGCCGGAACAACGTGCTTGATGACAACTTCATCAATGCCATCGAGTTCCACGGCCACATTCTTGGTCGCTACCTAATGGAGTACGACATTCCGGGTGTTGATGACCCGTACAAGCCGTACTTCGTCACCGCGTGGATGGTGGACAAGCGCATCTTCAAGGTGATGCTCAACCCCAGCCCGCGCCTGCGCGTCCCGTACTACGTGACGAGCTTCGACAAAATGCCGGGGACACTTTATGGAAATGGGATTCCTGCACTTGCGAACGATATCACTGATGTTATCAATGCGACTCTTCGAGCATTGGTCAATAACATCTCAATTTCTTCGGGACCACAGGTGGTCTATGACGAGGAACTGATCAACCCCACACAGGACGACTCGCTGTACCCATGGAAGCGTTGGAAGTACACGGGCGATCCCTCGAACCCGAACCGCGTGCCGGTGAGTTTCTTCCAGCCGCAATCGAATGCGCAAGAACTGATGGCGATCATCGACAAGTTCTCGACGATGCTCGACGACGTGTCCACGATTCCTCGATACCTGACTGGCGGCGGTGCAAATTCTGGCGCTGGCCGCACTGCGTCGGGCCTGTCGATGCTGATCAACAACGCGAACAAGACTCTTCAGAACGTGGCGGACAACATCGACAATGATGTGTTCCAGCCGCTGCTCCAAATGCTGTACGACTTCATCATGCTCACTGACGATACGGGCATGTTGCGCGGTGACGAGAGCATCATCGTTGATGGCGTGCGGCAGGCGTCGAAGCAGGAACAGGACCTCACGCGTCAGCTGGAGTTTCTCAACACCATCAACAACCCGAACTACCAGCAGATCGTTGGTCCGGGAGAAGTTGCGCGCATCCTTCAGAAGATCGCCGACAACATCGGCATGGAAGTCAAAATCAAGCAGCCGGACGACGTGCCGGGCGCGCAGGCTCCCGGGCTGTACGTCCCGCCGCCGCCGCCCGCGCCGCCGCCGCCGCCGCCTCCGCACGTCAACGTCAATTTGGCCGGACAACTGCCTAGCCCTGCCCTCAACTCGCTGGCAGGATTGCCACCGGGCGCTGGTGGCAATCCTGCCAGCGAGTTGAGGGCA